AACGTCTGGGAACAAAATGCTCATTTTGAAAAATAGGGAGGAATTTAAGATGAAAAACAAATTGAACGAGTACCGTGAATTGCTGCGTAAGTGCAATTATCCAGAGGAAGTTTTGGCGAAAATGTCTGACGAAGATTGCGAAGGAGAATGCGACGCTATTGGGGTTTCGCTGTAAAGGCGATTCCCGCCTTATCACAATGTGTAGGGAGATAAGAGGGGGTCGCCTTGAGGGAAATGCTAAGGTTTCTTTTTAAGACACTGGAGGACATAATGACAGGCCTATTGGTAGCGCTGGTGATCTTCATGTTCGCAATCATGGAGGCTGGCGGCAATCCAATCGCCCTCCCAGTCCTGATATGGAGGGCAATAAAGAGCTGGATACTGGGTGTCCCGATGGATTGGTCGCCAGTCGAGTTTTACTAAATAGTTACTTTGTTGAAATTTTCTTCTTGTAAAAAACATAGGCAGCCATGACAAGAGGAAACGTTATGCAACCGTACCAGAGGAAAGATTCATACATGGTGTTTGTCCACGAATATGCCATAAAAATTCCATTACCTTCAGCCGAACTCTTTTGGAGTATCTGAAGTAATTCTTGATACTGTTGATTTTGTCTATAAATAACCCACGTAAAATAGAACCAAAAAAGAAGAAGGTGTATGACAAACGAAAAACCAAAGGCTTTGAGTAAAAGTTTCAAAAAATCACCTACTAGTACTTTTTAAATAGTGTATCACGAAAGTAAAAAAATGGGACATTTAACAAAACGGTAATTTAGAAAAGGAAGGAAAGCCAAGTGAAAATCTACAAGGTGACTGAAACCGACCACTATGGATACAGCGTAGACCCAAAGTATTTCTTGAACAAGAAAAAGGCTTACGAAGAGTACAGGGCGTTGATAAAAAAAGCATGGAACCATCCAGACTTAGCTAGTCGCGATGATTTGGACGGAGAGAAGCCGATCAAAGAGCTTGAGGATTGTCTTAAAGACAGCGGTATCCTTAATCAAGTCATCGTAAGTATCTGGAACGAGTGCAACACGCCGGAAGGTCACTGGTCGGACATTATTAGCTACGGAATTGAAATCAGGGAAATTGAAGTGGTTGTTTAACAATACACACGATTTGATAAATGGGGAGGGTGAAGTAAAGTGAACAGCGATATTTTGAAGGACGAAGAAGTAAAGGCGGCGATTCAAACGCTAATTGATAAAGGCGTGACCATTGAAATGCTTGAGGATTGGTACGGAAATCAGGCATAACACAACAATCGATGTGATAAGCGGGGAGGGAATTGAATGAGTAACGTATTGGCAAATCGTAGTGCGAAAGATCGTCGGAAACTGGACTACTACCCAACGCCGCCAGAAGTAACACATGCACTTATGCGGTTTTTGGAACTTCCGCAAACAGCAGTGTGGGAATGCGCGTGCGGTGAGGGTCATATGGCGAAAGTGATCGCAGAGTACGGACATCATGTAGTATCAACCGATATTCGCGAAACGGGATTTGGTAGCGGAAGCAGGGACTTTCTACTTGAGGACAAGCTGCTGGCTCCGGTAATCATAACAAACCCGCCCTTTCAGGAGTCCGAAGCGTTCATCCGGCATGCTATCGGTATGGGGGCAGAGGTAGTGGCAATGCTGCTCAAGTCTCAATATTGGCACGCCGCGAAACGGGCCAAGCTGTTCGCAGAACATCCTCCAACGTGGGTACTCCCGTTAACTTGGCGACCGGACTTCTTGTTTCGTGAGAAAGGCGGCGCGCCGACGATGGAAGTGCTTTGGACAGTGTGGGTGTGCGGGGAGACAGATACGAGGTACCGGGTGTTGGCGAAACCAGTTTAACAAAATGAATTAAAGACTTACGCGTAAAAGCATGTAGTCCTTTGATCAAAGAACAAAACTAATCAAAACACTACAGTAACATTACTTTTGGAAAGGCGGGATAAGATGGCGAGAAAGGAAAGAGTCATCACCACAATAAAGTCAGAATTTCGCCTTTTCAGGCAGCCTCACAAGATCGGTGATGTTATCGAAGTGAATGAGAAATCGTATCTGATTCTTGGAATTGAGCGATTTACACTTTACGGGCCGTGGTTAACGATCTGGTACACATGCCAAAATCTGCTGGTGACAGACTTTGTTTCGATGAAAAAGGCATACAAGGAGCCGCACGCTGTTGAGGCATATGTGAGACTCAAGCATGACGACAACCGGATCAAACTTTTTGAGTTAGGAACGGTTCATTACATCAAGGGACAGGCTTATAAAATCCAAGAGTATACGGAGCTGCTCATCAAAGGTATGGATATTGAGATCAGCTTCATAGGCAGACCGATTCACCCGGTCGACCGGAAAGAGGCGAGGGCGAAGTTGTTCTCTGAGCGACGGAAGAAGCTGCAACTGGAGATTCTGTAAAGATCGGCACGGATCGGTGCCTATGGGAGGGAACGGGATGGCAACAAATTATGAAAAACTCATCAACGATCTGAAGGAAGCTAATCAAAAAGCATGCGAGGCGGTTTCACAGGTTGATGATGGTGGATCAGCGAATCGTGATTCAGTGTTTCTGAGAATACCACGGGCTCGTGAAATATCAGTATTGGACTCTATCAATAAGGCCGGGCTATATTGTCGGAGAAAAAGCCAGTGGATCGGGCAGGGGTACTTCATAACTCCTACATCGGGCGGACAGGGCGACAAGCGAGCCAAAGCTGTTGAGGTAATGGCTAAAACTCTAAATGACCTTGGCTGGGATGCACTTACGTTTCAGCAGATGGATTGAGGAGGGGAACGGGATGCAAGGACGTGAGATCAAGTTTCGGATATGGGACAAGGATTTGAAAAAAATGCGGGTATGCGGCACCGATATCCACGACAGCATCGCTTTTGATATGGATAACAACGCAGTCTATTACAACATGCAAAATGGATGCGGCAGTTTAGCGGATGGCACAGGCACATATGATCTGATGCGATTCACCGGCCTCCGCGACAAGAACGGCAAGGAGATTTACGAGGGTGACATCATACGAGTTGAGCAATGGAATATGAACGGCATCGTTAACTTTGCAAGCGGGATGTTTAAAGTTTCTGACCCAATACGTACGGAGTTCAACCCATCATTGGCATCCTTCATGGTCGAAGTACGTTGCGAGGTCATCGGCAACATCTACGAAAACCCGGAGCTGCTGGAGGTGGGAAATTGATGCAACGTGACGCAGAAAAAGACCTGGTAATGTGCGAGAGGGCTACACCGGGACCATGGAACAATGATCATGATCAAGTAACCAAAGAGAACGGCGTTCCACTGTTTAAGGCGTTTCGGATGCGCGGCGATTTACAGATGAGGGATGACGCCAGATTCATTACAGAAGCTCGCGAAGCGCTCCCGTACTGGATCAAACGGGCGATGGCGGCAGAGGCAGCGTTGAATTGGTACGCAGATGAGAATAACTACAGCATTTCCCATATCGGGTGCTCACCCAAAGTAATGGCTGACAGAGGAAAACGCGCGCAAGACATACTGAAAGAGTTAGGGATTCGTCCTTAACAAAAGAGAAATTGTGATGAGGAGGAGAAGTATGGCGGTAGAAAATGAAATGAAATGCAAGTATGTTGGTTGTGTTGAAAAGGCAACTGAATACGCTACAGGATATATCGAGAATGGTGATGACATGCTCTTTCATGTTTGCATTAAACATGCTGCTGAAATGGAGCCAAAAGTGTTCGGGGAAAAGTGGGCGGCAGCCCAAACCGAAGGTGCCGCCAAGGTGGATTAAACCTCATCCCAGATATCCATGAAGTGTCGTACAGAAGACTTTAGTGCAATCCAGGTATCCTGACCAGCAACTTCGGGAACGATGAGCTGACCCTTCTTGACATTGAGAACGGCCATCCTTGTGCCGGAAGGACAGCGCTCTCGTAAAGCTTCGTCCATCAGATATCCGATCGTACTAACCCGGGCTTTATGGAGGATAATTTCGGCAGAAGTAGTGTCCTCTTTGAAGTAGAGTTTCACTAAATGCGGGATTCCGTTAATGTAGATTCCGAGTTCTGGGTTTACACTGCACGCAAAGTTGTCAAGGGACCAAGCGCCTTTAGGCGGATCAAACCAATCTAATTCCTTTACACCCTTGAAGAATTTATGGTATCCCTTTATGGCGTTTCTGTAGTTGTTATATCGGTTTTTGGGAGTGTCCTTAAGCAAATCATCCAACAAGGAAATGTCGCCTGTTGAATGTACATCGACAAGACATTCTCTAAGGGAAAGCCAGTAATCTCTACCTCTTGTGTATTGAAAGTTTTTAATTTCCCTAACCTTTCTGACCTTTTGTGCATCTGGAGTAATCATGAAGTCAATGAATGATGTAAGTGAAACTTTCGCTTTAACAATGGTATCCACATCCTCAACTCCCAATTCTCATGATAAGACCGAATAGGACAATATTCGCGGTCTTGTAAGAGTGAGTTTCGACATGTTGGGTGGAAAGTCCTACCAGATGTTTTGGAGGTTTTGGAGTGGCACAGGGTTTAACAAAATATTTCATGTGAGGAGGAGCGGGTTTGGAAGACGAAACAGAGTACAGCGTTTACCAGGTTGAACTGGCCGTTATCAGGAAAATGCTCCTCAAATGTTTATACGGCGAAGAGGTTGGCTCAAATGGATTACAGATACCAACAACACCGCAAGAAGCAGTGGATATCCGTACCTTTGTTCACCAGGTAACAAACAAACTTGAAAGGTACAAAGGGTTACCGGAGCAGGTTCATCAGAAAAAGGGAAATGACATATTTCGGGAGTGAACGAAATGGACGTGGCAATGATCCAAAGCGTCGGGGGAATTGTAAAAACAGAGGAGCAATTTGTAGTTGTCATTGGAGAAAAAATCTATGGTCCATTTCCAAACGCCAGGGTCGATGAAATTATTAGCCTTTTCGAAGAATAAAAAATAGCCCCCTGCCGGGAGCAAATGTGTGTTCGGACAACCACATTATACCATGGCAAACCGCGAGGGGGTACGAAAGATGAGCGCACAAGAACAATTATCATTTCTGCAGCCAGTGAATGAAAGAGAGGTCCGCAAAGCGGTAATCAAGGAGTTGAAAAAGTACAAAGCCCTCCGAGTCGCTGTTCAAAATAAACAAGAGCAAGCGGAAGAGGGAATTGATCAGCTCTTTCCACGGCTGCAGCATTCAGAGACAAAAAACGAATTAAAAGCAAGGCAGATCGAGCGGGCTTTACAGTATTCATTGGATGAAACAGAGAGAAAAATCATTGAAGAAAAGTACCTCAGTCCGGTCAGAGTGAATGACATCAACGTGTACCTGGACTTAGGGCTGACAAAGGATCAGTATTACATTAAAAAGAGGGAAGCAATATTTCAAATCGCGACGGCACTCCGCATCATTTGAGTGCCGTTTCTTATTTTCCCGACAAAAACCCGACAAAAAGTAGGACAAAAATAGGGACAAAATCACGGACAAAACCATGGACGTTTTTTCCATACGGGATCGGTAACCTTGAATTAAGAGCAAGGCACCAGAGCTCTTGGGAGAAACCGTCTATCCCTTATCAATGGCGTACCCGAGCGACCTATGGATGTTGAGGAATGTTAGCCTACCGAGAGGAACATTCTGAGTCTGAACGCGCTAGTCTTGCGGCGGTCGTGGCGGGGGATGGAAGGCTAAAACCGTCTTCCGCTGTTGTTGAACCATACACCGGTTTAACAAGGCTTGGTCAACCTCTCGGGAGCCTTGAAGAACCGGATTCATAACTGATGAAAGACCACTCCGAGCAGAGTGGTTTTCTTACTTTGGAGGAAATGATCGTGCGCATACATGAAAGAAGAATGACTTCTCCGCCGATTATCAGGCTCCGGCCCGATCATCCATGTCACGGTTGTGTGTGGGCCAGTGTCCAGGGGAACAAACTACGTTGTTTGCGTCCAACCTGTGTTCGGGAGAAAGGCAAGAAGTAGCAGCGCCTAGTCAGCAGGGATCATCCGGTGAAAGCCAACAAACGAAACGCGAGACAAGGCTCAGGCCACTCGCTCCCTGCTTAGTGGGCGGTGCCCCTAAATAAACTGGAAGGGTGACGAATCATGAACAACGCGTCTGTTGGCTTGAAAATTAACAATGGTCAGGGTGGGACTGCTGAGTTGACAATTGCAAATGCTGACTCGCAGCATGTGATGTCGGTGATCAGTGGGGTATTTCAAGTTTTGGGTAGCCCTCTCGATGAAACCAAGGTAAGAAAAGTACCTGAAGAAGAGAAGATAAACGAAATTGTAAGCAGCAGATCAGTGCAGCCGACAGAGGCGTTGCACAGGCAAACAGAGAGCAGTATTAAGAGTGTCGATAAAGGGTCGATTCTCTCCCGCCCTCGCCAACTTCCATACGTAAACGGAGATAGGACTTTGACCCAGAATCTTGGGGAGAAACTTCAGGCGGTTATTGGACAACCGCAGAGCCAAGATGACCAAGGTATCCGGGTGTATGATGGAATCTCTCACTATCAAACAGCCTACGAATGCCCAGCATGTCAACACACTGGGCGCCGTTTTATGAGAGAAAGCAACGATTACTGTAAGTGTCACAATTGCGATACCAAATTAAGACTGAGGTTTGCAACAACGCAAGGTTTCCCCGAACGTGATGAAGAAGGCAACTATTTCCGGGCCGATGCCCTTTTCGAATAATGGTTCTTTGTTCGTCCTGTTTCAGGGGGTGGGTGAAATGTAGTGCGCCAGTTTGTTGATCCTGACACCGGCGAAGTGTTTTATGAGGAGCAGATCCTCCGGCGGCCAGATGAAATCGTCAAGATTTTCCGTCCCGCCGGCCGCAGCTCAAAATTCGTGAAGATCAAAGCCAGCCAGAAGGCAAAGCGACGGCTCAGAAAGCTGTCACTCGCCGAGGCTGGCTTTTTGTTGAAGATCACGCCGTATGCCAGCGAGGGAACGAATCTCCTTGAGGGTGATAACGAGCGCGGCCAGAAAGGTGTACCGCTTACGGTCAAGGACCTTGCCATGGTGGCCGACTGTTCTTATCCGCAGGCAAGAAAGATCGTGAAGGCTTTCATCGCGGAGCGAATTCTTCGGCGCGTGGAGATCGACGGCAGGACAGCGCTAGCGATCAATCCACTTTATTCACTCAACGGCAAGTCAGCAGAAACATCGCTCCTGCAACTCTTTAAATGGGAGATCACGGAGGCCGGGGAGGACCCGAATTCCGAATAGGGGGTCGCCAGAAGCCGACAGGGCTTAAAGCCTTGTCGCTCTAAGCACGACCATTGTTTTTGGCGGTGATACAAAACGTATACTTTTCCCCCGGAATAGTAGTCGTTTCGTAGCGCTCAAAAAAGTGCCTCCAGCCTACCTGTATCAAGGCTTACAGCGATTTTAGGGCTGGCAATATTCTTTATTCTTATATCTATCGCCACGAAGGAGAGAAACCCAGCTTGGACTTACGAAAAATACCTGTTTCAATGATCAACCCAGCCCCGTACAATCCAAGGATTGACCTGCAGCCGGGCGACTCTGAGTACGAAAAACTAAAACGCTCCATTGAAGACTTTGGGTATGTGGAGCCGATCGTTTGGAACGAGCGAACCGGGCATCTCGTAGGTGGTCATCAGCGGTTTAAAATCCTTGTCAACGAGCGGGGAGCTACCGAGATTGAAGTTTCTGTCGTCGACCTGGACGAGACCAAGGAGAAGGCACTCAATCTGGCCCTGAACAAAATCAGGGGAGATTGGGATGAAGAGAAGCTTGCCCAGATACTGGCTGAGTTGAAAGAAAGCGATCTGGATATCTCACTCACAGGCTTTGACGATGAGGAAGTCACGGAGCTGCTTGACGAATACCTGGACATTCAGGTCGAAGAGCCGGTTGTTGACGATGGGTTTGACGTTCAACAGGCCCTGGATGAGATCAAGGAGCCCGATACGAAATACGGTGATATCTGGCGGCTGGGTAGGCATCTGTTAATGTGTGGTGATTCCACAAATCCAGTGGATGTTAAACGCTTGATGGATGGAAAGAAGGCCGCTCTGGTCGTTACGGACCCACCCTACAACGTTGCTTTTGAGAGCGAATCAGCCGAGCTGGCTGCAGATGGACGCGAAAGAATTATGAACGATGACATGCCCACGGAAGAATTCGAGGAGTTTTTAGGGAAGGTCTTTTCAAACTATGTAGCTGTCATGGACCCGAAAGCGGCGATCTATGTATTCCACCCTTCCAGCTATCAACGTGAGTTTGAAAACAAGATGAACGAAGCTGGCATCGTGGTCCGTACGCAGTGTGTTTGGGTCAAGAATGCAGCTACCTTTGGATTTGCTCAGTACAAATTCAAGCATGAGCCTGTCTTTTACGCTCACTTGAAAGGACAAGCCCCAGCATGGTACGGAGATCGAAAGCAGACTACTGTATGGCGGTCAGGACTTCCTGGAGAGCAGCAGGAGCCAGAGACTGTTTGGGAGGTATCCCGCGGGGATGTCAGCAAGTACGTCCATCCTACACAAAAGCCACTGAACCTGCTTGCGATACCGATCGGCAACAGCAGTAAGAAAGGGGATCTCGCTGTCGACTTTTTTGGTGGAAGTGGCGCTACACTCATGACCTGCGAGCAGATGGGGCGCGAATGCAGAACGATGGAGCTTGATCCGAAATTCTGCGATGTTATCAAGCGAAGGTTTTATGAGAGCACGGGAATTCAACCGGTGCTAATCAGAAGACTGCACCAAACGGCATAAAAGAAAAGGGAGGACGCTCCAACGCCCTCCTATCCTCACCGGGACACCCCCGGCTGAGATAGCGAAACCCTGCGGCCGCAGATTCCCAAACTCGCTATCTCGTTTTCCATTTTACAGGAAAGCTGAGGGTGTCTCAATGAAAAATACAAACAAATGTTCCTATCTTGCTTCTGATGATCTTCTGCTGAAGCATGAGGTCGAAGTCGTTCAAGGCATCTTGGAATCAAAGGAGCAGTATAGGAAAGTCGTGAAAGCTGCTATTGGGAAGTGGGTTAAAGACTTCCAATCCGGTCACATCGAAATCAAAACGGTGGATGACCTGAAGAAGCTTATCGAGCTTGATATAGAGTTGCAAAGGTGTGAGTTGTAAAAACCAACACAAACAATCAGGTGGTGGTGATCATGTAGTGGCAATCAATTGGGACGAGATCAGACGCGAGTACGAAACGACGCCGATCTCCTTGTCAGACTTGGCAGAGAAGTACGGAATCAAATACCCAACGATCAAGAGTCGAAAGCAACGACAAGGCTGGAGTAAGGATGCATCCGAAAACTCAACAGATGCATCCCATTCCCAAAAGGATGCATCCAAGAAGAAGAGGGCGGGCCCTCCATTGGGAAACAAAAATGCTGCCGGACATGGTGCTCCGAAAGGGAACAAAAACTCTGTCGGGAACCGGGGTGGGAATGGTGGTCCGCCTCGAAATAAAAAGGCTCTTAAAACGGGAGAATATGAAACTATATGGCTGGACGCTTTGGACGATGATGAGCGTCAACTCTATGAGCAGATTGACACTGACCCGATCTATCAGGCAGACGAAACAATCAGGATGCTATCGCTCCGGGAGCGCCGTATGTTACTCCGTATCCAGCGGTTAGCAAGTGGCCTAACCGAAAAGGGAAGGCGTGTACTGCAGGAACGTAAGGCAATCAAGGATCCAATCGCTGTCCATGACGAGAAAACAGGAAAAACAACTGTCTTTAATCGAGAACGGTACGAGCTTGTGATTACTGAGCTGGAGGAGACAGAGACTCGGGCAATCGAGGATATCCTGCGAATTGAAGAGGCCCTGACCCGTGTTCAGGACAAAAAGGCGAAATGGGTAGACTTGAAATACCGCATGGAAATGATTGACGAGGAAAAAGAGGTACGCATCGAAATCATGAAGATTGAACTACAAAAACTCCAAGGCGGTGCCGGAGCAACACAAAGTTGGACTGATTCCTTGAAAGAAATTGCAGAGCGTAGACGTAAGGTGAGGGCCGATGAGTAAACCATATAATGTTGTCGCTGACCTGATTTCTCTCCTTGATATTTACTGGGATGATCCGGTGGCATTTGCGGAGGATATGCTTGGCTTTGACCCGGACGATTGGCAGCGGGAGGCTATGGCTGATGTGGCTGCCTACCCGCGGGTAAGTATTCGTTCCGGTCAGGGCGTTGGTAAAACAGCCTTTGAAGCAGCCCTCGTGATATGGTTCCTTTGCTGCCGGCCTAATCCCAAGGTAATCTGTACAGCACCGACCCGGCAACAGCTTCATGATGTGCTTTGGGCAGAGATCGCCAAATGGCTTGAGAGCTCCATGGTGAAAAATCTGCTGAAATGGACCAAGACGAAGATTTATATGATTGGTCATGAGGAGCGTTGGTTTGCCACGGCTCGAACAGCAACGAAGCCTGAAAATATGCAAGGCTTCCATGAGGATTATATGCTATTTATCGTGGACGAGGCTTCCGGGGTTGCCGATCCGATCATGGAGGCAATTCTCGGTACTCTTTCCGGGGATGAAAATAAGCTTTTGATGTGCGGAAACCCTACTCGAACGAGCGGGGTTTTTTATGACTCGCACAACCGGGACCGGAGCCGTTTCCGTACGCATAGGGTCGACAGTCGGAATAGTAAGCGGACGAGCAAGGAAAACATTCAGATGCTCATCGACAAGTATGGGGCTGAGTCTGATGTCGTACGTGTCCGGGTTTACGGCGAGTTTCCGAAGGCGGAAGCCGACGCCTTCATTGCGCTTGAACTTGCCGAACTCGCTGCCAGTGCTACAGTGAAGCCGACAGGCGACACTCTGCACCTTGGCGTTGACGTGGCTCGCTTTGGTAATGACGAAACGGTCATTGCGCCGCGTATCGGCATGAAGGTGTTTCCCCTTCGCTGTTATAACAAGCAAGACACGATGGTTACGGCAGGCTGGTGTGTAAAAACAGCAAAGGATTTTCTCAGGGAACGTCCAGCGCTTTGTCAGGTCCGAATTAAAGTTGACGATACCGGAGTCGGTGGGGGTGTAGTCGATCGTCTTAACGAGATCATTCAAGAAGAAGGTCTGACGAACTGGGAGGTCATACCTGTCAACAACGGAGCAAGGCCGTCCAGGGATGGAGAGGAGCATTACGATAACCTTGGTACAGAGTGCTGGGCAATGCTTCGGAATCTTCTTCAAGAAAACTTCTCCGGCCATCTGCAAGGAGGGCCAAACGGGGTGGAGCTGCCAAATGACGAACGTCTGATCACGCAGCTTACGCAACGGAAGTACCGAATGACAAGCCGTGGGAAAATCGCTCTTGAAAGGAAAGAAGACATGAAGAAGCGCGGATTGGACTCGCCAGACCGTGCGGATGCAGTCGTTTTAGCCTTTGCAGAAGTGAAGAAAAGCTTCATATTCCTTGATGCAGGAACAGCTTCCCGTGGTTTGTAAATTGGGTCCCGATAATAGCTATTATGTAACCTTGGCAAGAAATCCTCAAATTCGGCCAAAATCAGCCGTTTTCGGGGATTTTTCCATTTTGAAGAAGTAGAGAATGTCCTTGGGTCGTGGACAAATCAGCAATACAAGCTGAAAAGCACGATCTTCCAATTACTCCGATTTTCTTCGTTTTTCATTACTTTTGTAGGAGCTGTGAAAGATGACTTGTATTGTTGGTTTGGTACATGACGGAAAGGTGTACATGGGCGGGGATAGTGCTGGAGTATCTGAATACAATCTGACCGTCCGAGCCGACGAAAAAGTATTCATCAACGGTGAATTCCTAATGGGGTTTACCTCTTCATTCCGTATGGGGCAACTGCTTCGCTACCGGTTTAAGCCACCATATCATCGTCCAGAGGTATCGGACTACGAGTACCTGGTGACAGACTTCATCGATGAGGTGCGGAATTGCTTGAAACAGGGCGGATATGCCCGCAATGACAACGGAGAAGAAAGGGCTGGCACATTTCTGATAGGGTACAGGGGCAAATTGTACACGGTTGAATGCGACTATCAGGTTGGCATTCCTGACGATAATTTCGCAGCTGTGGGTTGTGGCGACCTAATTGCCTTAGGCGCTCTGTACGCATCAGAAGGAGTTGGACCGATGAAAAGGGTTAATCAAGCATTGGAAGCAGCTGAGCGATTCAGTGCGGGTGTTCGAGGTCCATTTGTCATTAAAAGCCTGTAATTATTCGTTTGGCAGAGAGGAGGTGAGGGTGTGGGATTATTTGACTGGCTTCCATGGCGTCGGAAAAGTAACAGAGGGCAGGGGCAAAATCACTCCAGTGTCCAAACGCGAAGCGGTGGAGCTCATCCGTTTAATGCGCTCCGATCATACGTACCGAATCAAGTAGAGGTGAAGCTTTACCGGCAAATGAGGGATGGCATCCCCATTATCGGTGTAGGAATTCAGAACCTGCGCCGGTTGATCGGTAGCCCAAAAATAAGATTTGGGGCACCAAACTCTCGAAGGCAAAGGGAATGGGATAACTGGGCCAAAGGTGTGAAAGTAGGCAAAGTCGGCAAAGGATTTAACGTGTTTGTTTCTTCCTATGTGGATTCGCTTCTACAGAACGGCTTTAGTGCCGCAGAGATCGTGCCTTACAGATCGCGTTCAGATATCTATTCGTTGCTGCCAATCAGCGGGGAGGTTGTGGTAGTTAAAAGCACCGAAGATCCAACAGAGTTTATTTTGGCTGAGCATCAGCCAATGGAACCTGAACCTGTACCATACCCCATACAGGACTGGATCGTTTACTCCGCGTATGAGGCAGAGCCGGAAAATCCATATGGAAAGGGACTTCTTACGGGTTTGCCGTTTCTTGCAGATATTCTTCTGACCGTCTTCTACGCAACTGGCCGAAACTGGGAACGCTTCGGGGACTTAAAATACAGCCTTGAATTCAATTTCCCCGACGGAGTGAACCCGAAAGACGCACAAGAGTTTATCGATAAGACAAAGAAGTCCTGGACCGAAGCCATGTCCAAAACGAGAGCAGGTAAGGTACAAGATTTCTTTGGAACGTATGTGAAGGTTTCGGTTGTAGGGGCCGATGCGAAACAGCTGGATATGGAGATTCCGGTAAGGAACATCTTGGAACAGATTGTAGCTAAAACAGGACTGCCACCTTTTGTTTTCGGGTTTTCTTGGTCTTCCCGGGAATCAATGTCCAAGACCCAAGCGGATATTCTGACCTCGCTAATTGATGACTGGAGAGAGATGGTTACTCCGGCGATTACACATGTGGTTGACTGGTGGTGCCGATTCCGAGGGTATCCCCTTGATTATGAAATTGTTTGGGATGAAGTATCTCTGGCAGATATCGAAGGCATGGCGAATGCAGAGCTGACGAATGCTCGCGCTGAGGGACAACGTCTGCAAAACATCATGATCGCACGAGACCTTGAGGAGCAGGGGTACATTGAGCCGGAGGTTGTTCAGAGTATGATAGAAGCCCGGAAAAAGAATCGAGGAGGAAAAGCTTTCAAGCGAGCAACAAAGGACTCTGACGGCGATATTGACCCTGAGAGGCTCCCCCAAAAAGAGAGGGATACGAAGAAAATAGATCGTATCGGGAGGACGTTTGAAACCGCGGCTATCCGTAAGCTAAGGGCTATCAGAGAACATCTTTTCACGTTTATGGAGGAAAGGGTTTCCCCAAGCAAAGCAACCAAGTCTATTGATTTGAGCGAGCTTCGATCAGTTGTTGAAGAGGAGATAAACGATTTTTTGGCAGAAATGATCGCCAGTAGCGGCGGACAACTCTCTATCTACGACGTGCTTCTCCAACAGGCGGCTATGGCTGGATTTCAGTCGGCTGTGGAAGACATCCGAAGGGAAATTAACCCGGATGCTTCTGTCACTAGCAGGTATGACCCTGGGGCGACGTATGCACGAACATTACGGTCAGAGGGTATGGCCCGTGTTGTCACTCATGCCGGGGAAATCAGAGATGCCTGCATAGACATCATGGAGCGGCACGCGGCTGTGGGTGATAATCCTGAGCAGTGGGCAACGTCACTGCAACGGGAGCTTGGCGAGCAGCTAGATGCTCCGCGATGGTACTGGCGAAGACTCGGGCGGTCGGAAGCGGCCATGATGTTTGATAGGGCTGCCGAAGAGGAATACGCCGCCCAGGATATCGAGTATGTAAAGTGGATTGTTTCCCCAGATGCTTGCGATAAATGTCGGGCTTACGCCAACATGGTTTTTCCGTTGCGTAATTCTCCGCGAACTGTAGCAGATACTCATCCGCACTGTCGTTGTCGGAAGATGGCTGTTAGTATTTCGACAGCTGAGGAAGCACGGGATACAGGAAAACTGGACTACTTTGACCGAGCGGCGGCAGACAAAAAGGGAAAGGGAAGGGAGGTGAACAGGGGTGAATCAAAATCATTTGAGAAAGAGCATTGCTGCACGTCTTGCAGTGGAGACAAAAAGCGTAACCACAGGGGACTTAGCTATTATCAACAGCATGACACGGCGTGAGTTTACCACGGAAGAATTGTATGTTTTCCCGGTTCTTTGCTGCCATACGCGTATGGACCGAGAAGGGGATCGCTTCACCAGAGAGTCGCTTAATGACATGGTGGCCTTGGCGAAGGGAGTTACCTTTATCTTCGACCACCGCTGGAGTGCATACGGTCAGACGGCGCGTGTATACAAGGCGGAGGTCCGGCAAGCCCAAGATGGTGAATATGAATTGGTTGGATGGGCTTATATGCCTAAAAATGAAAACACACAACCGATCATCGACGCCATTGACGCCGGCATCTTGAAAGAAGTAAGCGTCGGGTTTGGCTACAAGGAATTGCAGTGCTCGGTCTGCAAGCAAAACTATTACGGAGGAAATTGTCCTCACCTGAGAGGACGAGAGTACGATGGGGAAATTTGCTTTACGTGGATTAATGGCGTATCTGATTGGTACGAAATCAGTTTTGTTGCGGTACCTGCTCAACAGGGAGCCGGCATCGAGAAATCCCTTCGTGAAAAGATGGATGATGAAAAGAAAGCGCGATTAAAAGGAGGCGAATCAGACATGAATCTGATTGAATTTCTAAAATCACTGGGCGTGGAAGTCAAAGACGACGACCACGCTCTTTCTATTGTCAAAGGATGGAAGGAGGATTCGGAAAAAACTAAAGGGCTGGAAGATGATCTGAAAACAGAGAGGGAGCAGCATTCAGCGACGAAAGCGCAATTGGAAGCTGCAAAAAAGGAAAAGCCAGATGCGACGCTGGTTTCCGCCGGACAAAAGTTCTTCGAAGAGAGCCGCAATCAAATTATTAAAATGGCAGGCATGCTAGACGAGAACACAAAGACGCTAGAAGTCATTCTCCGGAATGTCACCGACATTGATGGGCTGCTTGAGATCAAGCAATCCTATCAGGAGAAAGTAGACAAGAGGTTTCCGCCTGATCCGCAGTCCAAGGGGGCTTTGGGAGATAACCCATCATCTGAAGAGTCGGAAATCGATATGAAGAATTTTACCGTGTAACGGTAGGAGGAGGGAAAGATTCATGTTTGGAGCTGTAGGAAACCAGGATGTTTTTGACCGTTCGCGTACATTCAAAACCACGCTGACGAGAGCTGACGTAGGCAAGGCTGTCACCATGATCGGAAATAATGAAGTGGGGCTGGGCAGTGACGGAAATGTGTTTGTGGGACGATTGGGCCGTGTTGAGAAGGATGGAACATGCCGCGTTGAATGCTTTGGGAACGTAGAGGTTCCATCCACTGGAGCCATCGCTGTCGGACAACAAGTAGTGGTGGATGGAAAAGGCAAGGTGAAGGCTGCCGGAGCGGAGGGTAATGGACGTGGATTCGTTTCAGTCGTAGACGCGGCATCAGGCAAGGTGCAGGTAGAACTATAATCACACCCGTCAGGAAGGGGAATGAAGATGAAAACAAAAGCGAAAATCAAAAAAGTAAATTTGGAAAAGGGGATCTTCCAAGAAGCTGCAGCGAAGAGTATTCACGTATGTGACGTTCTGGAAGATCTGGACCCCAGCGTAGAGTATAAAGGCAGCGATCTCGAAAATACGACCGCTTTACAGCGGCAATTAGCCGTTCGCGGCATTAAGACTTTTGGTCATTTCTCTGATCCTGTCAGCAAATTTTTTGAAACAACAGAGCATTCCATTCTTTTCCCAGCCTTCATCGAGACAGCAATCCGTAAAGGGATTGAAGAGAACAGCATCATCAACAAACTTGTTGCTACAACAACAAATATCGCAGGGTCCGATACTTATAAAACAGCAGTTTGGGAGCATGATCCAGAAGGAGCACGCCTTCAACGCGTTGCGGAAGGTGCCCCTATGCCGCGTACAAGGATTCGCCTTGGGGATAAAGAGGTAACGGTGTACCGGTATGGTCGAGTTCTTGACGCGACTTATCAGGCGATTCGGAATCAAAAGCTCAATGTCTACTCCCTACAACTGCAGCAATTTGGAGCTCAGTTGGCCCTGGATGAGGTGTTGGCTGCCATTGAAGTGTTGATTAATGGGGATGGTGGAGTATCTGGAGCCGAAACATTTAAGCTCGGTGCGGACCTTGGTGGCACGCCTGATCAAATTGCCTATAAACCCTTCGTTCGATTCAAAAACAAATTCAAGCAGGCTTACAAGCCAAATATCTTCCTTGCGAAAGAGGACCTGTATACTGACATCATTACACTGCCCGAGTTCAGTAATCCAATAGCGGGTTTCCTGTATGCGAAGACTGGACAAGTTGAGCAAACGATTGGCGGGATGCCGGAGCGTTGTGATGATGTACCGGACAAGTTGTTGATTGGGTTGGATACCAGATATGCTCTGAATCGGATCGTTGCTGCTCCACTGACGATGGAACATGACAAGCTGATTGATACTCAGATCATGCTGTCTGCCATCTCCTATGAAGGGGGATTTGAAATCTTGAACAAAGAAGCACGTAAAGTGCTGAATACTGGCGCGTAACCCACACGGTTGCGCGTCTTTAATTTTTCAAAAAGGAGCGTTGATCATGAAAAAGATCAAGGTAACGCCTACTGAAGACCATAGGCATTACATCCATCCGGACACAAAGCAGGAGTTTCCTTCCGGGGTTGTCGTCGAAACAGAAGTGGACTGGTTTGTGAAGGCAAAGCTGAACATGGGTCATCTCGTAGAGGTGAAGGAAAAGCAGGAGAATGATGAGTCGTCAGCTCAACCAGTTCAGAATGAACAGCCTGCAGAGGTTCAAACTGAGGCTCCACTTTCTCTGGAGGATTTCGAGAAGCTGAGTGCAGCTGATCAAATCAAGAAGCTGATTGACCTAGGCCTGGCTGCTGACGAGAAGGACGAGGCTATTTCCAATAAGGAGAAGCGTGTGGCTCTCTACAATGGTTTTCTGAATGGCGCTGATGCTTAATGTATTGCACAGTTGAGTCCATCAAGACTCGCTTTGTCATAATTGGTGACGATGAAGACCATCGCATAAAAACAATTATCGAGCAACAAAGTGTCCTCATCGATCAGCGGTTAGCTGTTTCTCCTGACTCGGACCCTGCTCTGGCCATTATTCTACCGATCGCTGCCGAGGAGATTTGTGCCGGTGAGTACCTGTTGACTGTTGCTGGGGAAAATGCGATCGATGGCGTCTTGGATGTCAGCATCCTAAAGTTAGGGCCAGACCCGGACAAGATCGCCAGACTCGGAAAAGACCTGGTTGCAAGCGGGTGGGACAAGATGAAAGCCTGGTTGAAACCCGACAACCCGGTCTTGGTAGGCTATTTCAGTGGAGTTGATGGATAAGCCTATGAACAAGAACAAGGTCGCGATGAATGTCCTGAAGCAAGCCAAGAAGCGCGGGCAAGCTGTGAAATACATTGTGGTTCCAGTTCCCACTACACGCTGCCCGTGCTGGTCCCAAGCCTTTCAGCAGCCAGACTCATCATGGCATGAGAAAAACCCCACCGAGCCGATGTGCGATGAACGAGGCTATCTACCGACAGAGCAAGTGTCAATCGATGGTCATGCCTTTGTGCTGCCTTATGATGCAATGTCACGCCGGGAATTACAGAGTTACAACCATTACATCGAGAAGCTTGGCCCTGTTCAGTACAATGACCACTTGTTGCTGTCGCCAGACCTTCCAGAGAACACCAAGTTTCTTGATTGGGGAGGTCGAAGCTGGCACGTTTACAATCCAGTGTCCGTGCCGGTAGGTAATGGTATCGGAGTATGGCTGGCACTAGTAAGGAGTGAATAGTCATGTCATTTGACGTTGACTTTAGCGGCCTACTCGTAAAGATGCAGCGGGTCAGTCAAGCCGTAAAAAAAGCGGTTGAGGACACGTCAGCAGAAGCAGCCAAGGAAATCCACGAGAAGGCCATTGAATACGCCTCCGGACCGATGAATCCCGACTGGAAAGCGAAACAGGCAAGAACAGCAAAGCGCGACAGCGTCCGAAACGGTGGAAAGCGGGTTGTCATGCACTTCAAGGATAATGCCGAGTACCTTTGGTATCGGGAAGTCATGCACGAAGGGAAGTCAGATCCTCCATGGCCGGTATCTGTTAACTCCGGGACTTTCCGCCGAGCCCATCGCAGGGAGCGAGTAAAGAAAGGAGTCTGGCGGGTGTTCGGCGATAACAAAATTGCCAGATACTTCTCTCACGTTCATGACGGGACGATCCACATGAAGGGGCGGCCAACAATCGGCAAGGCGGTGCAAGAGTTCAAACAATCCGGGCGTATCCGGGAGATCGGCCGCGCCATGCTCAGAAAGAACCTGCAGGGGGTGAAGTAGGGGCATGATCGAAGAGCAAATACTGCAAATGATGAAAGCAGCCTTGCCGTCCTTCTGCAGGTGTGCAGCTGGGCGGCCAGCGGTCAAAGGAGATCACATCCATATTGATGACGAAAAGATCAAGCTTCCCCTTGAACGGCCAGTAATCTTTTTCGAGTTGGATACCGGCTTCGATAACCCAAAAGGCTACGGCCATAATGAGCGGTTGAAAGAGATCGACCTGGAACGGTCCGAGTTTGTTTTTGAAAAGAGTGCAGAGGTCGTCAAAGGATATTCCGTATACTGCTGGATACCAATTTACGGGAAGTATGGCGGGGAACTGACCCGCATCCGTATCTTTGACGCCCTGCAGGATGCTTTTATGTTCGAGGATGCCTTTGTTCTCAAGTTTGCCCGCAGTCACGAGCTACCAGCAGACGAAGGGGCAACTCAGGCAATCTTCGAGTTAACATACAAGGGAATTAAGACCAAGGAGAAGAGAGAGGCAGGATTTACTGAGATCAGCCTCTCTCATTCATTTGAGTAAACACAAGGAGGGATGAGGTTTGGCACTTATCCTACGAAGCAATTTCCAGATGAAAAACCCAATGTACGCGGCGGGTACTGGACGCGGGATTGTCTTGATTGGGAAATCAAATACTGCCGCGCCTTTAACACGAGTCAGCCTGTTCTCCGACGCGGAAAAGCAGCTGGGCGAAGGTACAAATGCAACAAAAATGGTTGACGCTGCCTTGATGCAACGTCCTCAAACGGTTTATTCCATCGGATTGGGGGAAACGCCAGAGGCTGGCGCGTACAAAAAAGCCTTGCTTGAAGGTGTTTCAGCCGAAGGAGTCTATTTCTTTGTCATCGATGAGACAACGGAGCCAGTGCTCGCAGAGGTAAAGGAGTTTCTTGCGTGGTGCGACACGAACGCTGTTTCGGCGGTTGTTATTGTCGGCGGGAAAGCGGATGTGGTGGAAAAAGCGGATCACTACCGGATTTGGGTAGTAGATGATGTGTTCGCCGATTATTCCGGGAAAGCTGTGCCTGCATTTATGGCGGCTGCAGCAACTACGGCGGCAATCGCAAATGAACGTGATCTATCTCTGCCGTTTGGTGGTATCCGGATCAATGGATTCACGCTGAAGGAAGTCAAACATCTGGATACACTCCGCACTCAGACAGAAGCCGGCTTGATGTCGTTTGCCCGAAACGGTACACGAATTGAGATTTTCCAAGGGGCAACGAGCTATATAAATCCGTCGACTGACGAAATTGGGTTGAAGGATCCGGCTGTTGTATGTACAGCGGATGAGATCGTTACATTTGTCGAGGGGCGAATTGCAGCAAGGCACAGCAGAATCAAGATGAATCGTCTGCAGGATATTGCCGACACGATCTATTCCTCCCTGGAGGAAAAGGCTGCTCCCGGTGTAGAGAAGATATTTCCTCCGAACGCAGATGAGATCATCGTAAAGCCTGACCTTGAGAAAAACGGGAAAGCGAATGCCAATTATCACTTCCGTATAATCGCGGGACTGAAAGAGCTTGATATCGGTGTTACTGGCGAAGTGTCCGCCCAAAGCACACAGTAAAGGTAGGTGGTTTGAATGTCGAAACGTGAATACGCTGCAGGCGCTAACGAAGGCGTCTTTATTGAGCATGAAGGCAAGAAGATTTACTCCATTCAAAGTCATAGCATTGAGGAGACCAACAACTCGCAGCTTCGGCATGAGTACGGTACACAGGATGCCGTCGGGCAAACACGTGGCTCACGGTCCCATACCCTCACCATTGAAACAGCCATTGCCCTGGATGATGGCGGGGATGATGTTGTACCCCTTTACATTCTGCTTCGTACACCTGGCACGGAGATCACCAGGTACATCGGTGAATGGAAAACCGTATTTTCTGGGCTGAAATTCAACAACTATCGCGAGAGTGGAAACCTTGAGAGCATGAACGAAAGCATTACCCTGACGGCTACCAAGCGCCGGGACTTTTTCAAGGGCAAGCCAGTCTCTGTCGATAAGGCCAAAACTGCATTAGGAAGGTAGGAGAGAACAATGAACGTGACACAGGAGCTTCAAGTCCTGCGGCTCGGTCAGCCTCCTGAAATGCGCTTCAAGACCGGGGAAGACGATGCCCCGGTCTTTGTTTTGCGCGTTTTGACGAGTGCTGAAGAGTTGGAGGCATCGATCAACAGCCAAAGATACCTGAACAGTAATCCTGATTTGCCTCAATACGTTTACCCGTTTATTTATGACACCGAGGTATTGGCCATGGCTTTGAAGGATGCAAACGGGAAACGATTCTTCTTGAACGGCACGGAGCTACGGGACCATTTCACCGATGTTGAAGTCGGGCAGTTATTGGCCTCATACAAAGGGCTGCTCGTACACTACAAAACGCTGAACACAATCTCAGACGAAGAGGTGAAAGCCCTGATTGAGGGCGTCGCCGCGGGAAAGCCCGTGGAGAGTATCTGATTTACCGGATGTGTAAGGCCGTCGGCGATTTCAGGCCGCTGAACGGATCAGGTACTCTCAACGATCAGCAGATGCTTTGGCTGTACGTGATGCACTCAGCGGAGCAAATCCGGGAGACACGCTCCTGGTGTGATAGCTGCCGGACGGATCGGGCACTCGGGATACAAAAGCCTCACAATTGCCCTTCCTGCGGGAAGACAGTTAATAATGCGAACGACCCGCAGCGAGAAGAGAAATTGCAAATTTATATCGAACAGCAACGCCGACTCTTGGAAAAGAGGGAGAAGGAGCAAGAAGCGGAACGCGCGCGGGTTGAAGCGGAGCTTGAAGCCAACTTGAACGAAGAGGAAGAGGAGGGAGACCATGGCCAACCAGACGGGGAAGAAAGCTGATGTCGAGTTTATTATTGCAGGCGTTGATAACGTCAGTCAGACATTTAAGGAGATTGCAAGTGAACTGCAGGTGATTCAGAATAAGACCCGCACTACTGGGCGTGAGGTTACCTCTTCAATGGACCAAGTTGGCGATTCCACCCGCAAGGCCGGGAGGGAGATGGAGACGGTAGGCGATCGTCTCCGCAGGATTGGGGATGGCACTGCCCACATTAAACGCCTCAATCAAGAGCTTGAACAAACGGATGACAAGGCACGGACTGCCGGACAAGAGATGGAGAAAGGTTTCCGCGACGGCGGGAGAGCTGCAGATCAGGCAGCAAACAAGGTAAGGGCCCTTCAGCAGCGGGTTGTGGAAGTATCCCGGGAAATGCGGGGGATGGTCGACGCTCTGAATCACGGGACAGCCGGGTTTCAATCTTTCGTTGGTGACCAGATTCGACGCGGGGCTTATGTAGGTGGATTGGCCGTTACCGGGTTCGCAGCCCATAGCGTAAAGAAAGAAGTCGATAAGGAATACGAGTTTGCCAAGCTCGGAGCTGTCCTCAAATCGAACTATTACGAGAACGGGAAATTCAATGAGGTTGCCTACAAAAAAGACTTTACCGAACTCCAGGCATTTATCAGTAAAGAAGGCTTGCGACCAGATCGTGAAGCCAACACCATGGGCCTGATCGGAATTGCCACGGAGTTGGCCAAGAACAACATGGACCCCAAGCAAGTCATGGCCGCGCTCTCCACGGTTTCTGACTTCGCCCAGGCTACTGACTTGGACCCGGATGTAGCTGCCAAGTATCTGGCCAACAAAGCCGAAGCAGCCAAGATGGAATACACCCCTGAGACCTTCCAGAAGCTTGCTGACCAGTTCGTCCAGACGGTCGACATGTCTTCCCTTGACCCACGAGATTTGTTGTACGCAGAGCGTTATACTGACTTTGCCAACGCGATGGGCGGAGTCGACTATGCTGTGACACAAGCCATGCAGGTCGCACTCTCAAAGATCAGTGTTGACGGGGAGAAAGCCGGTACCGCACTCAGAACGCTGTTCCTGGAAAGTACCAAATTGACCGTGCCTGACTCCGCGTTGGATAATGCCTCGTCTACAGCTTTGGCGAAGAAGGTCGAGAGGCTTCTGGCTGATTTCAACGCAATCAATCAGGCAGTAGAGAAGGACGGCTCTGTCGCCAAGGAGAACAAGGGTACAGAGAAGATCATGCGGAAAACCGCGCTGCTCAACCAGTATATGGGCATGATGACATCTGACGAGCAAATGGAAGTCAGCTCTATGCTGTTTGGAAAAGAGGCGGCCTCTGTCGGTACGATCTTTGCAGGAGACGACTACAAAGAATTTCTCGGGTACATCAAGGCCATACGCAATAGCGACGGTATTACGAAGCGGTACGCTGATGACCGGGCGGCAACTTCTAAGGGGCAGCTTGTAGCCCTTGGAAAGGCTATTGAGGATATTCAGGGCAAGGTTGGACGCTCGCTGAATCCACTCCTGGACGCAACCACTACACAATTACTCAAGTTGGCTGCAGAGGGGAAATTCAGCTTTGATGAGATCAACAAGGGTGTGGAAGAGTCTGCTAAACTCTTGAGCAAGGAATTGAACCCAGAGATTGCAGAAGTATTTGAGCAGCTATCGAATCTGGCAACAAATACGTTTGAGATCGGCGTTGCGCTATCTCCATTGGCAGAGGGAACGTTCAAGTCCCTTGTTAAGCTGTTAAATGGCGACGTGACCGGGGCGGCCAATGAAATCGTGTTGGCGATCGACGCCACGGACTTGAAAATTGAAAACCTTCCCGGGGAATTGCAGGGGCTGGCCACGGCTGCCAAGAATGCAGCTATCTTCCTCGCGGCTATTGCAGCCGTAAACAAAGGCGTTGAATTGGCCGAAAACGGAAAGAAAATCTGGGATGCCGGTCAAAAAGTCGGCGAAAAAGTTCGTGGCGAAAGAAAGGGAGGCAGCAATAACGGCCCAGATATAGACGGAACGCAAACTATTAGAGCAAATGTCGTAAACGTCTACGGCGGGCAGGTAAATGGTGGGTCTAATGGAAAAAGCGGAAACGGAATCCCTGTACCAATTAACACGCAATCAGTTGGGAAGCAGGTTCCCGATAGTGCCCCTAAAAAAACACCAGGTAAATGGCAAACAAACTTGGGAAGAGGGACTGGCTATGCTGGTACAACACTACTTTTGGCAAGCATGCTTGGTCTTACTGATGGTCTGCCGGAAGGAGTGCAAGATGCTATTGACTTTTACGGTTGGACTGCAACAGCAAACAATTTGTTAGGGAATCCGTTAGGAGCTCTTAAAGCTGGTACAGTCACAGCAGCAGGTGGTACTGCAGCTATCGGTGTCGGTTGGCTTTGGGCTTTAAAATCCTATGGGGACTATATGGACGCTCACCAAGCAAAGAACTTTCATGATAAATACGGACCTGTAGGTGCGGAACAGTGGTTTCCAAAAAGCGCACAAGACATTAGTCCCCCGCCAGGAGTAAAAACCATTCATAGTTATGTGGACGAGAAGAAGAGTGTAATCGAGTTCTTGCTTAGCAAAAAAGGAACAAAATACGCTCCGTATCTAACCGAGTTCTCCGATGAATTGTTGAGAGAAGCGAACTTTAACGCTTCAAAAAAATCACAATATCTTCTGAACGGTTATAACGGTGGTGACATGGAGGTATTCCTACAAAAGCGTCTGAATGAATTTTATTCGATAAGAAATGGGGAGGACTTCAGAAGTCCTGAATACGAGAAAAAAAGCATTCGTGTTGCGAATAAAGAGCGTGAAGAAGAGCGTCTTTTAAACCAGCAGAGAACCGATCGACTTCAGTACATCAGAGAAATGGAAAACGATCCTTTCTTGAGAAACAGTTACAAAAGGCAAATGTTAGACGAGATCACCCGCCCTAATAATCCCGGTTCTTCCAACAGCGTATCATTGATTCCTACTCTTCTCGAACATCTCAATAAAATTCAAGAAAAACCAATTACAGTTCATTCAGATCATAATTTAAAGGTTTTGGTTGAAGATAACCGATCAGTTCAGGTGAGTATGGAAAGTGCTTCTGAATATGCCAGGAGAACCTATGATAACCGAACGCTAACACCACAGCAGGCAGTAAAGATGCGACAACTCGAATAATGTCGAAAATAGTCAGAAAACATTAATACACTTTAATTGGTGATAATGCGATAATGGTTCCAAAGACACGGATAGGAAGGTTGGTAATATGAAATTCGGTGCATTTGTTTCTTCAACGCTTCTTATAGCACTCCTTGTAAGCGGATGTGGTTCCCAAAAAGACACGGCTTCCCCTCAGACTCAAACACAACAAGAGACTCCTGTAAAGTCTGACGATGAAGCAAAGAAAAAGGCTGAAGAAGAGGCGAAAGCCAAAGCGGAAGAGGAAGCTAAGAAGAAGGCTGAGGAAGAAGCAAAAGCGGAAGAAGAGGAAAAATATAAAAACGCATTCTTTTTCATAAATGAAGTCCCAAGAATTGATAAGGAACTCTTTGATAATGAAGGGGCTGAGGTCTCAGACAAGTCGATCGCTTTTCTAAAAGCCAATGTTTCCCTTTTCCCGGCTTGGAAACCTGAATTGAAAAAAGAAGTTGACCAAAAAGTAGATGCCAGCGTCACATATAAACACTTGGACAAGAACCTCGATAAGCATTTGGAGAAGTTTTTCAAAGTCACAGGATATATCGTCGACATCCAAGAGTATCAAGCTGATATCGGAGAGGTGTCATATATCCATGTGATAAATGATAGCGGAGAGAGTTTTGTTTTCCTTTACCCAGGTACTGGTGAACTTTTTAAGGAAGACCGAGTAACCGCAGTTGGTACACCGTTGATAAGCACTCATTTTTCAAATGTGAGTGGCGGGACTACTCGTGTTATTATCGCTGCTTGTAGTTATATTGTTAAAAGTCGATAGATAGAAGGCACATTCAATAATGAATGTGCCTTTAAATTTTGAGTAGAGGCGGAGATCAAATGCCCCTAGTTTTTGAGACAAACCGCGGCACTATGAAATGGCCATACAACCCGCAGAGCATCAAATTCGCCAGTTCCAAATTGCTGGTTGAGCATAAGTACCCGCATCGCCAGGGAGCAGAAACGGAAGACATGGGCAGGAACTCGGTGCGGGTGGAAGTGAGCGGGGTCTTCCTTATGGAGCCAGACGTCCCGTCGCCTCCCCCGGAGATCCTGATCAATAACTTATGGTTCCTGCATGAAACCGGGGCGATCGGCAAGGTGTTTGGCAGCGAACTTGGTACGGCTGTGGAGGGCCGACAATTCCGAATAGTTGACCTCAGCGGAGGTAGGGAAGAGGGTACGGTGGGCGACATACCGTACTCTTTTACTTTTTTGGAGCACTACCAGCCTCAAGCGAGCAAACAGGAAGCTTCGGGCGGAAACGGAACAGCAGCTGCTGTTCCATCTGGAGGCAGTGGAGGCAGCAGCGCAAGCAAAACCGCCAAGGAAGCGCCACAGTCACGGGATGTAGTGTACATCGTAAAAGCCGGCGACACCCTCTGGGATATTGCGAAGCTATACTACAAAGACCCGTTACAATGTAAAAAAATCATGGCTGACAACAAGGTTGACGTATCCGATATGAAGCCGGGTCTCAAGTTGATTCTGAAGGATGTGAAAGCCCGTGTATGATACCTGGCAGAAAATTCTACGGGCAGTAGTCGAAACGCTGAAAGGCCCTAAGTGGGAAGTCAACCGTATCACAGATTGGGATATCACGATCGATATTTCAAGAGCTGCGAACCGGTTCGTCCTGGACATTGCGAACGTCGAGGGGAATTACACCGATCTGTTCAACTTCGGCGATAAGGTGAGCCTCTACGCCGAGAAACTGGAGGGTGGCGGCCGGGAAGATATACTGAGCGGCTACATCGACGACATTGACGAGTCATATGCGCCAGATGCCGGCAACCTGATCCGGATTGACGGCAGAGACAGCGGCGTCTTCATTCTGGAGAACGATGCAATCCCGACGACTCATAAAACAATCACCCTGAAAGACTTGGCAGCCGGCATATTCAAGGAGTTTGACCTGCCGTTTGTTTATAATGGCCCAACTATAAAAATTGACAGCAAACAGATTCGTATTGGTCAGAACGGCTGGGACACAATCGAGGAACATGCTTTGGAGAATGACCTGCGTCTGTACCGCCTTGACGGGAAAGTATATCTGAGCAAGTTCACTCCTGCCACGGATGTACAGTATGTCTTTGCTGACAACCCTCAAAACTCGTCGGAAATTCCTTATCTGCGACTGCGTCGCCGAAAGTCGGGAGCCAGCCGGAAGCGGGAGGTGTGGGCTTACGGAACCGGAAAGGGAAAACCGTTGGAAAAGGTTATAGACGAATCTCTGCCGGCAGGCTTTAAGCGGAGAATGGTCGTAAACGGACACAAGACACGAGAGCAGACAAAGAAAGCTGCCAAGGAACGGATGGCCCGGAATAAAATCGGCAGCAATGAGATCGAGATTGTGATCAAGGGAACGCGAGTAATCCGGCCCGGGCGCTGGGCAACTATCATTCGCCGGTGGGGGCCGCGCGGGTACACAGTAAAGTGGGTCATTGCTTCTGTTCGTTACTCTTGCACAATGAGCAGCGGGGAAACAACAACGATAATTTGCCGACCGATAGAGGAGGTGCTCGGGTGAGCAGCAAGGCTTATGATGCAATTAAGAGTGAATGGCCAGTTGAAATAGGAGCCGTAGACCGGATGGAGAAAACTGCACAAGGCACGGTACTTTCCACCGAGGGAATAGGCACCCCAATTGATTCTCTTCAGATGCTGCCGCCCGGTGTGTACGCAATTCCTCCAATCGGGGCCAAGGTGTTATTTACCCAAACAGAGGAAGGTCCCAGGCCGGGGCTTATGGTTGATTGGCCAGAAGAACAGCCAGCATTGGAAATGTTGGCCAAGAAAGCCCACAGCCTTCCTGATTACGGACCAGGTGATCTGGTCCTATTTGCATCTGGGGCCCTTCTGAAAGACGGATACGTTCAGTACCTGCATTTCAAAGCGGACGGCAGCGTGAAATGGAGGACCGTTGATGCAGCCGGTAATTTGATCACGGACATGACTTCTGATCAGAACGGCGTCAGCATCAAGACGAAAAAGTGGAGCGTGGAGGCAGAGAGCATTTCTCACGTTCAAACGGGAGGAGGAGGGTAAGGTGGACCCAATAATCAATTACCCTTCCGGATATACCCTGGACGACACTGGGAATTTGAAAAAGTGGCGAACGCCAAAAGAAAAACTCAAGCAGCGCCTGATCAACCGTCTTTTTATGCGCCGGGGCATTGCGTCCATTCCGGGATACGAAGACGTGGGCAGCAAGTTGTATACTCTCGGGCGTGTAAAACGATCAGAAAAAGCTGATGCCGCAAAACAGTTTGCGGAAGAAGCGTTGCAGCCAGAGGTTGAATTGGGCGAAATAACCCGAGTGGCTACTGTTCTTCTGACGGAGAATGAGCAGGGCAAATACAGCCTAGCCGTTGCCGTGGAGCTGCCCGGTGGAGAAATGCTGGATTTGGAGGTGAGCGGAGAGTATGGTAATTGAACACAATGGAATCAGATACGAAGAGGAACTGAACGGGGTGCCTATCAAGTCCTTTGACCAGATTCTACGAGAAATCCTTTCTGATTGGAAAGCGAAGGTGCCGGAGTTGGACATCCTGCCAGGTAGTGACGCTCACATCCGGGCCTCTGCCGTTGCAGGGCAATTGTACGCAGCCTACGTTAGCGGAGCGATCGGAGTCAATCAGTACATACCGGACACCGCGACGGGCGCCTATCTGCGGGCTTTGGTGAAAGAGGAAGGAATCACCGAAAAGCAGGCTACCAAGGCAAGGGGGCACCAGCTACAGTTCCGTCGTGACCCGAACCTCACACGGGTGGACACAGCAGTGACTGTACCTGCTGGTTCTGCTCGAGTCGTTACCCGTAGCGGGGTTACTTTTGTGTCGACTGCGGATGCTGTTCTGCCGCCGAATATGCTGGAAGCAATCGTTCCATACGAGGCGATCGAGCCAGGAAAGAACGGGAATATTCAACCCGGCGAGATAATCGGGTTTTATGGCCAGCCGCCCGCAGGTATCAACTATGTCACGAATCTGGATGCTACAGCTGATGGGTCGGATGCCGAGGACGATGAGTCTATCCGCGCCCGATACTTTGAGGCTACTGAACAAGAAGAATGGGCCGGTTCACCCGCGTGGGTGGAAGCAGAGGCCAAGAAAATACCGGGGATTACCTCGGCAACTGCCATCAAGAACGCACGCGGCGAAGGTACAATGGACGTTCTCGTTACGTCTGGGGATGGTATTCCAAGTCAAGAGAAACTAGATGAGGTGCTCGCATACCTGTCGGACCCTACTCGTGAGCCGATCAACGTAGACTTCCAGGTGATTGCCCCTCAACCGGTAGTAATCGACCTGCGAGTACAAGCACCAGGAATCTCTCAGGCACAAGCGGAGACGGCGTATAAGGCTTATATTGCGAGTGTTGGCGGAGGCGGTACCGTTTACCCGTCCCGAATCGCAGCGGCCCTGATAAACGCTGGAGCGCAGTTTGCGGACGTGCAGGAGCCTGCCGCACCGATCACGCTGAAATCTACAGAGATGCCTCTGCCGGGAGTGGTGACACTTGTTTGATCTCCGGTATCAACTGGCCGACACTGGCCTTTACAACCTTGGTGACCCCGTTTCCAGTGGGGAACTGCGGGCGTATGAACGGCAGCTGAATGATTTACTTGCTTGGCAGCAGCAAATGAAGCGCGAAATGGCGTTGGATACGACGGAGCTTCTGATCCAGCGTTGGGAGAAAATCTACAAAACCTCTCCCGAGCCTTCAGACTCCATTCGGGATCGCCAAATAAAGCTATTGAACAAACGTAGAGCAAAAGGTGTGCTCACACCGTCAAAGGTTATTGCCTTCGCAGCCGATTTCAATTATCAGGCCAAGGTGATTAAACAGGTTCGGCCATTCCGGTACCGCGTTGATCTTGGATACGTTGACACCCTCGACATTGCCAAGTTGGATGAGATTCTGATCAACTCAGAACCTGGGCATCAAGCGCACGAATTTGGCATTGAACAACTGGTCGGCCGGGTCGAACACTTGACAACCCCCTCTGAACCGTTGGTCTACGTGAGCAAATATCTGATATGCAATACCTTTGAAGCTGGGGGTGAATGGACGTTATGATGACGCAATACGCTTTAGGCAAGCAGGCGGACCAACTTATGACGCTGTTTGCCTCTGCAGCAATCGAAATAAACGGCCAGATAAAGCCAATGAACCTCACCAAAACCCGGGAAGGGAATCAGGTGAGGTTTTCTATTGAGGTTCCAGCCAGTGAGGTCGGAACGATCACACGTCGGATTATTAAAGACACGCAAGATCAGATCGTATGGAGTGACAAAGTGAACATTATCAAGTCCGACACCGATTTGCGGACTGTGATTCCTATCGAACCAACATGGAAAGGAGGCGGAGGGCTTGGGTAATCTGCCTTTGTTCGTAGACCGAGAAGTCAAGCAGGGAGAAGAAAATTTATACACGATCACCGATTTGGGAAATGGACAGGTAAGGATTAACTTTGTCGGCACTATTGTAACACCCGGTTCCAGAATCAACGCCGCCGCCCTGAACCCGTTTGTACACCATGTAAACGACCCGAACATCCACGTCCCGCGGGCTGAAATATCCGCACTCGAAACACGGATTCAGACACTGGAGGATGCGGTATTGAATGATTTCAACCATAACCTGTTCCGAGTGTCTTTCGGCAACCCCGTCGGTGTACGAATCAAGCGAGGCTGGTTCGACCCGGACAACGCAAGGCTGGTGATCAAGTGATGGAGAATTATGGAACTGGTCGAGATAACGGCCATTTGCGGGAGGAAGGGGGAGAAGTATGACAGTTCTATATATTACGAACAGCGGCAAACACACTTCCGGTTCAGCGACGATCTCTGTTAACAAGCCCTCAGGCACTCGGCAGGGCGATATAATGCTGGCAATTATAAATATTGCAAATGCATCAGCTAACCTTTCGTTGCCAAATGGTTGGGTGAGTTTAGCAAGCCAAGACTTCATTCGGATGAAGTTATTTCTATGTT